CCCATGCATTGATGTAACATACTAATGACAATAGCCGCTATTGATGTAAATGCAATGTTATGCATCGACGAAAATAAAAAACCGGCAGGGGAAATCCATTGAAGATTTGCCGGTGGCAAAAGAGGGCCATGTTTTTAACCTTAGTCGCAGAGTTACGGAGTGCAACTACGAATGCTGCCGGTATATGGCTGAATGGCGTTTCAATGATGTACGTCATCTTATCTGTAAATGTTAATGACAAACGCTCTCATTTGTGCGGGTCCTTCCGGTGGGGTGGCCTGCCACGGGGCGGCAGCGGCGCGGATTTTCGCTATTTATGAAAATTTTTCGGGAAAAAGCGTGTCGGTACTTCTCGTGTATAACTCATTGTTTTTTCATAAATCACATCCGTAAAAGGTACGACATGAAAGTGCCCGAAAAAGACGTTTTTGAGCACTTCCATGTCGGACCCTGCATTTGATATGGAAATGTTTTATGAAGGTTAACAAAAAGAAGCTCGCGGAAATTTTCAACGTGGATCCACGAACGATTGAACGCTGGCAGTCTCAGGGGCTCTCTTGTGTCTCTGGTGGTAGTAAGGGGGTTGAATCTGTATTTGATACCGCCATGGCAATTCAGTGGTATGCGCAGCGCGAAGCCGATATTGAAAACGAAAAACTCCGCAAAGAGACCGAGGATTTGCGTGCGGCTGCGGAATCATATTTACAACCCGGCACCATTGACTATGAGCGCTACCGACTCACAAAAGCACAGGCTGATGCACAGGAACTGAAAAATGCCCGCGAAGAAGGGCTGGTACTGGAAACGGAATTGTTTACCTTCATTCTGCAACGTGTGGCACAGGAGATTTCGGGGATACTTGTACGTGTGCCGCTGACATTACAGCGTAAATATCCGGATATTTCACCGTCACACCTTGATGTGGTGAAAACTGAAATCGCAAAAGCCTCCAACGTTGCAGCTAAAGCTGGTGAGAGCGTAGGCGGGGGGATTGATGATTTCAGACGCACAGAAGGCAGCTAATGCAGCCGGTGCGATAGCAACAGGGCTTGTATCTCTCAATATTCCGGTACCACTGACGACAGTTCAGTGGGCTGATCAGTATTATTATCTGCCAAAAGAGTCTTCATATACTCCCGGGCAATGGGAAACACTGCCGTTTCAGGTTGCCATCATGAACAGCATGGGGAATGACCGGATCCGCACCGTTAATCTGATTAAATCGGCGCGTGTTGGTTACACCAAAATGCTGTTGGGGGTGGAGGCTTATTTTATTGAACACAAATCCCGTAACAGCCTGCTTTTTCAGCCGACAGATTCTGCGGCAGAAGATTTTATGAAATCCCATGTCGAACCAACGATAAGAGACGTTCCTGTATTACTGGAGCTGGCTCCGTGGTTTGGCAGAAAACATCGGGACAACACGCTTACCCTGAAACGTTTCTCCTCCGGTGTGGGATTCTGGTGTCTGGGCGGAGCTGCTGCCAAAAACTACCGTGAAAAATCTGTGGATGTGGTCTGCTATGACGAACTCTCCTCGTTTGAACCGGATGTGGAAAAAGAAGGTTCACCAACCCTGCTTGGCGATAAGCGTATCGAAGGTTCGGTATGGCCTAAATCCATACGCGGCTCAACGCCCAAAATTAAAGGTTTTTGCCAGATTGAAAAAGCCGCGAACGAATCTGCGCATTTCATGCGATTTTATGTCCCTTGCCCTCATTGTGGTGAAGCCCAGTATCTGAAGTTTGGCGATGATGCGACGCCGTTTGGCCTGAAATGGGAGAAGGGTAAACCGGAAACGGTGTATTACCTGTGTGAACATAATGGCTGTGTGATCCGGCAGTCGGAACTTGACCAGACCGACGGGCGGTGGATTTGTGACAATACCGGGATGTGGACGCGTGACGGTCTGACATTTTACAGCGCCGGTGATGAGGAAATCCCGCCACCGCGCTCAATCTCGTACCACATCTGGACGGCATACAGCCCGTTCACCACCTGGGTACAGATTGTTTATGACTGGCTTGATGCACTGAAGGATCCGAATGGCGTCAAGACGTTCATTAACACCACGCTGGGGGAGCCTTATGAAGAGGCTGTGGCAGAAAAACTGAGCTTTGAGTTGTTGCTGGAAAAAGTCTGCCACTATGATGCGCAGGTTCCCCTGCGGGTGGTTTACCTGACCGCAGGGATCGACTCTCAGAAAAACCGTTATGAGATTTATGTCTGGGGCTGGGCTCCTGGCGAAGAAGCTTTTCTGATTGACAAGCAGATCATCATGGGGAGACCGGAAGATGAGGACACCCTTAAACGCGTTGATGCCGTGATCCGGAAAAAATACCGTCATGCAGATGGCACTGAAATTTCCATTTCCCGCGTCTGCTGGGATACCGGTGGTATTGACCAGGACATTGTGTATCAGCGATCCAGAAAACACGGCACTTTTTTTGTGCTCCCCATCAAAGGGGCGTCGGTGTACGGCAAGCCGGTGATCACCATGCCAAAAAAGCGAAACCAGCGTGGGGTGTTTTTGTGTGAGGTGGGTTCCGATACCGTCAAGGAAATGCTGTATGCGCGTTTTGCCCTGCCGGTGGTATCTCCCAGTGAAGTCGCACCGTATACCTTCCGTTTTCCGGATAACCCGGACATTTTTTCTGATGTTGAAGCTAAACAACTCGTGGCAGAAGAGCTGGTTGAAAAAGTTGTGAACGGGCGGGTGAAACTCCAGTGGGATGCCAGAAAACGGCGTAATGAAGCTCTGGACTGTCTGGTGTATGCCTATGCAGCGCTGCGCATTTCCGTTCAGCGGTGGCAACTGGATCTGGATGCACTGGCCCGCGCCAGAAGAGATGAACAGGACGACGATGAAATGACTATTGAAGAAATCGCAGCTGCTCTGAGTGGAGGATAAGTGATGATTTATACGCATGAAATGCTATGCGATGCCCGCCGGGCGTTACATGAACTGATGATCGGACGTGCTGTGGTTTCCGTCAGCAAGGACGGGCGTCAGGTTCAGTATTCGCGGGCGACAATTGGTGAACTGCGTCAGTATATTGAAGAGCTGGAAAGTGCGCTGGGTGTATCCGGACGGCGTCGTGGCCCGGCAGGAGTGGGGCTGTGAACGGGGAACTGGTGGATATTCATGGGCAGCCTTTACGGCAAAGCATGGGATATTCTGGTGGTGGTTCCGGGTTCGGTGGGCAAATGGCAGAATGGCTGCCTGCACCGGAAAGTGCCGACGTGGCGCTCTTACCTTCCATTCATCTGGGTAACGCCCGCGCGGATGATCTGGTCCGTAACAACGGTATTGCATCGAATGCAGTGGAAATTCATAAGGATCATATTGTCGGGCACATGTTTCGTCTGAGTTACCGTCCCAACTGGCGCTGGCTGGGGATGTCGGAAGCAGATTCACATGCTTTTATTGAAGATGTTGAGGCGGCGTGGATGGAATACTGCGATCCGGTGTTTGGTATGATGGATGTGGAAGGGCGTCGTTCGTTTACCGAATTCATTCGTGAAGGGGTGGGGGTCCATACGTTTAACGGTGAAATTTTTGTCCAGCCCGTATGGGATGCGGAATCCACGTCATTATTCCGGACGAAATTCAAAACCATCAGCCCGAAGCGTGTCAGTACACCCGGTTATGGTACCAGCGATCGTTTTATGCGTGCCGGGGTGGAAATAAACCGACACGGAAAAGCGCTGGCCTACCATGTTCAGGATGATGACTGGCCCGGCTACGGTGTCAGTAAATGGACACGAATTACGGCAACACTGCCTTCCGGACGACCGGGAATGATCCATGTGTTTCAGCCACAGGAAGACGGGCAGACCCGCGGGGCCAACCAGTTTTATTCTGTAATGGAGCGTCTCAAGATGCTCGACACACTGCAGGCCACGCAACTGCAGTCGGCGGTGGTTCGCGCCATGTATGCCGCCACGATTGAATCCACACTGGATTCGGAAAAAGCGTTTGAATATATCGCCGGGGTGGGAGATGGAGGTAAAAATCCCCTGAACACCATCATGAAAGGCTACGCGCGTTATTACGCCACCAATACGGTAAAACTGGGCGGGGTCCGTATTCCGCATCTTTACCCGGGAGATTCACTGAATCTGCAGACAGCCCAGAATGCGGATAATGGTTTTTCTGAACTGGAAAAGGCGCTGTTACGTTACATTGCTGCCGGACTGGGTGTGTCGTATGAGCAGCTTTCCCGTGATTATTCACAGGTCAGTTATTCCAGTGCCAGGGCATCCGCCAATGAGTCGTGGCGGTATTTTATGGGAAAACGAAAATTTGTGGCCAGTCGCCTGGCGTCACAGATGTTTGCCTGCTGGATGGAGGAAGCCCTTATTCGTGGTGTGATCCGTCCGCCGAAATCCCGTTTCTCATTCTGGGAGGCCCGTTCCGGGTGGTGCCGTGCCGAGTGGATTGGTGCCGGTCGTATGGCGATTGATGGCCTTAAGGAAGTGCAGGAAGCGGTGATGCGCATTGAAGGCGGCCTGAGTACATACGAGAAAGAGCTGGCCCTGATGGGGGATGACTATCAGGAGATTTTCCGCCAGCAGCTACGGGAAACTCAGGAGCGACAGGCTGCCGGTCTTCCGCGTCCGGTCTGGATAAAGGACGCGTTTCAACAGCAGATCCGACAGACAACGGGAGAAAAAGGCGATGCGCTGTAATTTATCACATATTGCCGCGATGGCATTTAATGAGCCGCTTTTACTGGAACCCGCCTATGCGCGGGTTTTCTTTTGCGCACTGGGTAAGGAGATGGGGGCGGGCAGCCTTGCCGTTCCGCAGCAGGCCGTTCAGCTTGATGCCGATGGTATGCAGCTGGAGGTTACCGATTATATGACTGGTGGTCCGCGTCCGGTAAAGAGTTACCAGGTGAAAAATGGTATTGCCATTCTGCCGGTGAGCGGCACGCTGGTACATAAAATGGGTACCCTGCAGCCATATTCCGGTATGACCAGTTATGACGGTCTGACTGCCCGTCTTAAGTCAGCGGTGAACGACCCGGATGTACGCGGCATTTTACTGGATATCGACAGTCCGGGCGGTCAGGCTGCCGGGGCGTTTGACTGTGCTGACATGATTTACCGTCTGCGGGAACAGAAGACCGTGTGGGCGCTGTGTAATGACATGGCCTGTTCAGCCGCCATGTTGCTGGCGGCGGCCTGTACGCGTCGGCTGGTCACGCAGACGGCAAAAATTGGTTCGATTGGTGTGATGATGGCGCACACCAGTTACGAGAAACAACTGGCACAGGAAGGCGTGGATATCACGCTGATTTACTCCGGGCAGCACAAGGTTGACGGCAACAGTATTCAGGCGTTGCCGACAGGTGTGCGTGCGGATTTTCAGCGCCGTATTGATGATGCCCGCCGGATGTTTGTCGACAAGGTGGCACTTTATACGGGGCTGAGTTCAGAGGTGGTGATGAATACCGAGGCTGCCGTTTATGACGGTCAGGCAGGCATTGATACAGGCCTGGCTGATCAACTGATTAATGCTGCAGATGCCGTTGATGTAATGGTTTCTGCTCTGAACGACTCTGTTACACAGGAGAATACGATGACACCAAAAAATCTCACCGTTGCTGAAGCGGTGTCCCAGGAAAATCAGCGCGTGATGGGGATCCTGAATTGTCAGGAGGCGAAAGGACGCGAAAAACTGGCGCAGATGCTGGCAGGTCAGCAGGGAATGTCAGTTGAGCAGGCAAAAACATTACTGGCAGCGGCACCGGCAACCGGCACGGCAAGTTCCGGCGATCAAATTATTGCGTTGCCGGAAGCAAAAGGACGTGAACAACTGGCACGGACGCTGGCTGAACAGCCGGGAATGACGGTGGAGCAGGCGAAAACGTTACTGGCAGCGGCACCGGCAACCGGCACGGCAAGTTCCGGCGATCAAATTATTGCGTTGCCGGAAGCAAAAGGACGTGAACAACTGGCACGGACGCTGGCTGAACAGCCGGGAATGACGGTGGAGCAGGCGAAAACGTTACTGGCAGCGGCACCGGCAACCGGCACGGCAAGTTCCGGCGATCAAATTATTGCGTTGCCGGAAGCAAAAGGACGTGAACAACTGGCACGGACGCTGGCTGAACAGCCGGGAATGACGGTGGAGCAGGCGAAAACGTTACTGGCAGCGGCACCGGCAACCGGCACGGCAAGTTCCGGCGATCAAATTATTGCGTTGCCGGAAGCAAAAGGACGCGAAAAACTGGCACAGGCGCTGGCTGAACAACCGGGAATGACAGTGGAGCAGGCGAAAACGCTGCTGGCAGCTGCGCCATCAGTATCGCAACCGTCACAGGTAACACTTTTTGAGCGCTTCATGGCACAGCATGCCGCCAGTGCCGTTTCCGGTGGCGGAACTGCCGGGAACGGGGAAAAAGAACTGCTGATGAGTATGCCGTAAGCGTGGATCCGTGATTCAGATAAATCAGGAGACTGAGAAAATGATTAAAACCACCACAGAAAAGCGCGCGGACGGGCGCATTTTTGCCGGAAGCGATCCGGTATATACCGCAACAGGTACCAGTGGTATCAGTGTTGCCACGCCTTCACTGACGCCACTGATGCTGGATGACGCCAGCGGAAAACTGGTGGCATGGGATGGTCAGAAAGCCGGAACGGCTGTGGGGGTGCTGGTACTGGCGCTGGCCGGGACCGAGCCCACACTGACGTACTACAAAAGTGGTACGTTTGCCACCGAATCGCTGGTCTGGCCGGATTCGGTGGATGCGGTGAAAAAAGCCAACGCGTTTGTGGGAAGTGCCATCAGCCACGCCTGATGGTGAAATGATTAACTGAAAAAACGGGTCGTGATGCGGCCCGTTTGTGTTTTTAAAGGAAAGTCAATTATGGGGTTATTTACCACGCGTCAGTTGCTCGGCTACACCGAGCAGAAAGTGAAATTCCGTGCGCTGTTTCTGGAGCTGTTTTTTCGTCGTACGGTCACTTTCCATACTCAGGAAGTGATGCTGGATAAAATCACTGGAAAAACACCGGTTGCGGCATATGTGTCTCCGGTTGTGTCAGGTAAGGTACTGCGCAGTCGTGGTGGTGAAACCCGCGTGTTACGCCCCGGCTATGTTAAACCAAAACACCGGCTGGATTATCAGCAGGCGGTGGAGCGTCTTCCGGGGGAAGATCCGGCCCGTCTTAATGACCCGGCCTACCGTCGCCTGCGTATTCTGACTGACAACCTGAAACAGGAAGAGCAGGCGATTGTGCAGGTGGAAGAAATGCAGGCGGTCAGCGCTGTTCTGCAGGGTAAGTACACCATGAGCGGTGAACAGTTTGAGACGGTGGAAGTGGATTTTGGACGTTCTGCCGCCAATAACATAACGCAGGCAGATGGACGCGAATGGTCAAAACAGAATGTTGACACCTTTGATCCGACGCATGATCTGGATGCGTACTGCGATTTTGCTTCCGGTACCATCAATATTGCGATTATGGACGGTACTGTCTGGCGTATGCTGAACGGTTTTAAGCTGTTTCGTGAAAAACTGGATACCCGCCGTGGCTCAAAATCTGAACTGGAAACCGCGCTGAAAGATCTGGGTTCCGTGGTTTCTTTTAAAGGTTATTACGGTGATCTGGCCATCATGGTGGCGAAAACAACGTATGTTGATGAAAGCGGGGATGAGCAGCGCTATCTGCCGGAAGGCACACTGATTCTTGGAAACACTCAGGTGGATGGTGTCCGTTGTTATGGCGCAATCCAGGATAACCAGGCGTTGAGTGAAGGGATCACCTCTGCAATTCGTTATCCGAAACACTGGTTAGAGGTGGGGGACCCGGGGTGCGAATATACCATGACGCAATCTGCGCCGTTGATGGTGTTGCCGGATCCGGACGCGTTTGTGGTAGTTAAGGTGAAATAAGGTCAGGTGGGATATTCCCGCCTTTTTCTTTATCGCACAGGAGAGATGTGATGACAAAAGAAGAAATAACAGCGCGTCTTCAGGAGCTGGCGGTAGCACTCGGGCGCGATGCCGATATTTCAGGCTCTAAAGCTGATCTTGAACAACGTCTGGCGGAGTGGGAAGAAGAATTAAGTGATGGTTCAGACGGCCTGTATAAGGATGATGAAGAACCACAACAAAAAAACGAAACACGATCCGAACGTGGGGAGAGTGAGAACCGAAATTCTGTGGATATGGTCATGGTCAAAGCTGTGGTGATGTTACATGTCAATGCACTCCACGGCACACGGGATAACCCCGTGGAATTTGTACGTCCGGGAGAAGTGTTTCGTGTATCTGCTGTGGTGGCAGCCAGCATGGCAGAAAGTGGCCTCGTGAAAATGTGTTGAATGTGGGGGAAAGGTGGCAGATTTCGATAATCCGTTTGATGCCGCCGTCGCCATGGCTGACGAGGTCATTCTTTGTCATATGGGGATTACGGCGGTAATTACGTCCGGTCAGCTTGAAGGAAAAACACTCAGGGGTGTTTTTGATGATCCTGAAAAAATTTCTTTCGTTGCCGGAGGAGTACGGTTTGAAGATTCTTCACCGTCTTTGTTTGTGAAAACAGCAGATATTACGGGACTGCGCCGTCTGGATACGCTGGAGGTTGGTGGGGATCTTTTTCGGGTGGATCGCATTACTCCGGACGACGGGGGATGCTGTTATATCCGCCTGCAACGGTGTGACACTTCCCGGGGTGATATCAGTACTGGGCGATATTATGAAAGGTCTTGAAAACGCCATCCGTAATCTGAACAGCCTTGATACCCGTATGGTGCCACAGGCCAGCGCATGGGCGATAAACCGTGTAGCGCAGAAAGCGGTCTCGGTAGCTACCCGGCAGGTTGCGCAGAATACCGTTGCGGGTGACAACCACGTCAAAGGGATCCCCCTGAAAACGGTGCGTCAGCGCGTCCGGGTATTGAAGGCCAGCCCGTCAGGAAAAATGTATGCCCGTATCCGGATTAACCGGGGCAACCTGCCAGCCATTAAGCTGGGGGCGGCTCAGGTCAGGCTGGCGCGGCGTGGCGGAAAGCTACGGTACCGGGGAAGTGTGCTGAAGGTGGGCAAATATCTTTTCCGGGATGCGTTTATTCAGCAACTGGCGAACGGTCGCTGGCATGTGATGCGGCGTATTGACGGCAAAAATCGTTACCCCATTGATGTGGTGAAAATCCCGTTGTCCGGACCGCTGACGCAGGCATTTACGGAAGCCAGTCGGCATATTGCTGAAACGGAGATGCCGAAACAACTGGGTTATGCACTGAAGCAGCAACTGAGGTTATTTCTGACACGATGAACAGACATACAAAAATCCGTCAGGCGGTACTGGCACGTCTGTGTGAGGAGTGTGGCGAGTGCGCCACATTTTTTGACGGGCTTCCGGCCTTTATTGATGCACAGGAGTTGCCCGCTGTGGCGGTCTGGCTGAGCGATGCCCGGTATACCGGAAAAATGACAGATGAGGACGACTGGCAGGCCGTTCTGCATATCGCTGTGTTTATCCGTGCGCAGGCACCGGATTCAGAGCTGGATGAGTGGATGGAAAATAGCATTTATCCGGCGCTGAGGCATATACCGGCGCTTTCCGGGCTGATCGACACCATGACACCGCAGGGGTTTAACTACCAGCGCGATGATGAGATGGCGACGTGGGCGATGGCGGAAATCACGTATCAGATCGCCTACACGAACTGAATAAATAATGTAAGGAGGAGTGATGTCCACACCGAATCCACTGGAGAAAACGAAAGGCGCAGGGACAACATTCTGGATGTATACCGGGATGGGAGATCCGTTTGCGTCTGCATTGTCAGACACGGACTGGCTGCGACTGGCAATGGTGAAGGATTTGCAGCCGGGCGAAATGACGGCTGATGCGGAAGACGACACGTATCTTGATGATGAGAATGCGGACTGGAAGAGCACATCTCAGGGCCAGAAAACCGCTGGCGATACGTCTGCCACACTGGCATGGCGTCCGGGCGACAGCGGACAGAAAAAACTGGTTGAGTTGTTTTATTCCGGCGAGGTTTGTGCGTTTCGCATTCTGTACCCCAACGGCACAGTTGATGTTTTTCGTGGCTGGTTGAGTTCGCTGGGCAAAGCGGTGACGTCAACGGAAGTGATGACCCGGACCATCAAAATCACCGGGATTGGGCGTCCGTACCTGGCGGAAGAGTGTCAGGAGGTGGTCAGCGTCACCGGTGTGACGGTGACACCGATGGCGGTGACACTGCATCCTGGTGAAACGTCCAAACTGACGTTTGTGCTTGTACCGGAAAACGCCTCGGATAAAACGCTCACGGTGTTTTCCACGGATCCGCAGACAGCAACGGTAAGCCTGAGCGGCCTTGTGGCTACGGTATCTGCCCGCCAGGAAGGGACGGTCAGTATTGTGGGTATGAGCGGTGATGGCCGTACGGGGCAGGTGGTCAAGGTGACCGTGGCCCCTGCTGAGGAGAAGAGTACCGGACGTACCCGGGGATAACAGGGCCATGTTTATCATCAGCCCCGGTTCGCCGGGGTTTTTTATTCGGGGAGAAGAGAAATGTTTCTGAAACAGGATACGTTTAATTACGGCAATCAGTCGGTGGTACTGAATGAACTGTCTGGTCTGCAGCGTGTGGAATACCTGGCTTATGCCCGTGAACGCGCGGCGCAGTTTGATGAGGCTTCTGCAGGAATGGAAGAAGGGGCCCGCCAGATTGCTTTTATGGAAATGGGGATGGACATCAACGCCTGGCTGGTTTCCCGTTCGCTGTGGAATGCCGACCAGTCTCAGAATGTGGCGGCGCTTTTTTCCTCCGTGCGCGTGACATGGTCCTGGGATGCGCTGGGGATGGCGGCGGAAAGCATTCTGGCGCTGAGCGGTATGGCACTGACAGTGGCGACAGAGGGGGATGACGTGAAGGAGGTGCTGACGCCGGAAAAGTCCTGACGCAGGAAATGCAGTTTGTCATGCGGCTGGCCCGGGAGTTCCGGCGGGGCGACTGGCGGCGAATGCTGTCAGAAATGTCAGCCACAGAACTGGGAGAGTGGGGGGATTATTTCCGGCGGCAGAGTTTCAGTGATGTGTGGCTGGATGCGCAATTTGCCACACTGAAAACGCTGATTGTGCAGATGGTTTCCGGAAAAACCGTGGCGGCGGATATGTTCAGCCTGTTGCCTTCAGAGACAGAAGCGCCCGTCCGGACAGATGAAGAGCTGATGTTTCTGGGGGAAGGTATCGCGGGAGGAATAAGAATTGAGCCAGATAGCTGACCTTGTTATTGATTTAAGTGTTGATACGGCTGATTTTAAGGAACAGCTTCCGCGTATTAAAGCGCAACTCAATGGTACCGCCAGCGAAGCGGCGCGCGCAGAAGCGCGGGTCAGACAGTTTGAAGCGAGTCAGAAGCAGGCGGCGACTACCGCGGTGAAACAGACTCAGGCACTGGCGGGGAATGCGCAGGCGCATGTTTCGTTGTCAGAGGATGTGGAACAGACCCGTCAGCGACTTGATGCCCTGAACCGGAAAATGCGTGAGGAGCAGGCGCAGGCGGCGGCACTGGCTGCTGCTCAGGATAAAGCCGCTGCTGCATTTTATCGTCAGATTGACAGTGTGAAACAGGCGGGGGCCGGACTGCAGGAGCTGCAGCGTATTCAGCAGCAGGTCCGTCAGGCCAGAAACAATGGTGGCATCGCGCAGCAGGATTATCTGGCGTTAATCTCCGAAGTGACGGCAAAAACCCGCGTGCTGGCTCAGGCTGAAGAATCCGCCACCCGCCAGAAGACGGCCTTTATCCGGCGGCTGAAGGAGCAGGTATCCGCTCAGAATCTTTCATCCACGGAGCTGCTCAGGGCAAAAGCCGCGCAGCTGGGTGTCAGTAGTGCGGCTGAGGTGTATATCAGCAAAATGGAAAAAGCCGGGAAGGTCACGCATTCGCTGGGGCTGAAAAGTGCGGCGGCCCGCCAGGAGATAGGTGTTCTGATAGGTGAAATTGCCCGGGGTAATTTCGGTGCGCTTCGTGGCTCCGGGATCACCCTGGCTAACCGTGCCGGATGGATTGACGCGCTGATGTCCCCGAAAGGCATGGCTGTCGGCGGGGTTATCGGTGGACTCACTGCTGCTGTTGTCGGGCTGGGAAAGGCCTGGTATGACGGTCAGAAGGAGGGGGAGGTGTTTAATCGTCAGCTGGCGTTGACAGGGCATTATGCGGGCATCACTACCGGACAGCTGTGGACTCTCAGTCGCGCCATTTCCGGGAATGGTATCACGCAACATGCTGCAGCCAGTGCGCTGGCTCAGGCGGTTGGCAGCGGTGCATTTCGTGGAGGTGATATCGCCATGGTGGCGAAAGCTGCCGCGCAAATGGAAAGTTCAGTGGGGCAGTCTGTCAGCGACACCATCAGTCAGTTTAAGCGACTGAAGGATGACCCGGTAAATGCAGCCAGGACGCTGGATAATGAACTGCATTTCCTGACTGCCACCCAGCTTGAACAAATCCGTGTTCTCGGGGAACAGGGGCGTGCCAGTGATGCTGCCCGGATCGCCATGTCAGCGCTGGCAGAGGAAACCGGTAAACGCACATCTGATATTGATAATAATCTCAATGCGCTGGGCAGTACGCTGCAAACCTTATCTGACTGGTGGAAGCAGTTCTGGGATGCCGCCATGAATATCGGGCGTAATGATTCCCTTGATGCGCAGATTGCGGCGCTGCAGGAAAAAATTCAGCGTGCGAAAAAATCGCCCTGGACAAATGCATCCACCACAGTGGAATACGACCAGCAGCGCCTTGATGAACTTCAGGAGAAAAAGCGCCAGAAAGATTTACAGGATGCAAAAGAGCAGGCAGAGCGGAATTATCAGGAGCAACAGAAACGCCGGAATGCTGAAAATGCCGCGCTGAACCGGATGAACGAAACGGAAGCGGCACGACATCAGCGTGAAATTGCGCGTATTAATGCCATGCAGTACGCAGATCAGTCGGTCAGGGACGCAGCGATACAGCGTGAAAATAAACGTCACAAAAAAGCCATTAAGAAAGAAACGCCTGCCACCCGTAATGATGAGGCCACCCGGTTATTACTGCAGTACAGCCAGCAACAGGCGCAGGTGGAGGGGCAGATCGCCGCCGCCAGACAGTCCGCGGGACTGACCACGAAAAAAATGACGGAAGCGCATAAGCAGCTTCTGGCCCTGCAGCAGCGTATCAGTGATTTAGCCGGTAAAAAGCTGACGGCAGATGAAAAAAGCGTGCTGGCGCATAAGGATGAACTGATTCAGGCGCTGACGCTGCTGGATGCAAAACAGCAGGAGCTGCAGAAGCAGACGGCGCTGAATGACCTTAAGAAAAAATCCATTCAGCTTGCCAGCCAGCTGGCGGAAGAGGAGCGGGTTCTGCGTCAGCAACATGACCTGGATATCGCCACGACAGGGATGGGGGATAAACAGCGTCAGCGATACCAGGCACAGTTCAGTCTGCAACAAAAATATCAGCAGCAGCGGGAACAGTTGGAGCGTGACAGTAAGCGGAAAGGAACATATGGCACAGATGAATACCGGAATGCTGAGCAGACGCTGACAGACAGTCTTAACCGGCAACTGAACGAAAACAGACGCTACTGGCAGGAGCAGGAACTGATGCAGGCAGACTGGAAAAACGGTGCCATGCGGGCGTTTCAGAATTTTACGGCAGATGCGGATAATGCGGCAGGAACTGCTGAGCAGATGTTTACAGCGGCATTTAACAGTGCAGGTAATGCACTGGCGACGTTCTGCACGACAGGTAAACTGAATTTCAAATCCTTTACCGCCTCGCTTCTTTCCGACCTGGCAAAAATCATGGCGCAGATGGCCATTATGCAGGCGGTGAAGGGGATTGGTTCGGCGTTTGGCTGGGGGAGCGCATCCGCTGCCAGTGTGACGCCCAATGCAGATGGCGGTGTTTATCAGTCTGCGGATTTGAGCCGTTACAGTGGCTCAGTGGTTAACCGCCCGACGTTTTTTGCCTTTGCAAAAGGCGCGGGGGTGATGGGAGAAGCGGGGCCTGAAGCCATTCTGCCACTGCGTCGTGGTGCCGACGGTAAGCTGGGTGTTGTGGCGGATATTGGTGGTTCAGGCATGGTGATGTTTGCCCCGCAGTACAACATCGCGATCAATAACGACGGTACGAACGGGCAGATAGGTCCGGCTGCCCTGAAGGTGGTTTATGACCTCGGGAAAAAAGCTGCAGCGGACTTTATGCAACAGCAGTCCCGTGATGGCGGTCAGTTAAGCGGAGTGTATCGGTAATGGAGACGTTTCACTGGAAAATTCGTCCTGATATGACAGTGGCATCGGAACCGAAGGTGTTGACGGTAAAGCTGGGGGATGGCTATGAACAGCGGCGACCGGCAGGACTGAATAATTTATTGTCTGTTTACAGTGTGACTATCCGGATACGTAAAGGAGAACATCAGTCACTGGAGGATTTTCTGGCGCGGCATGGCGGTGTCAGGGCGTTTCAGTGGGTGCCGCCTTATGGCTGGAAACCAGTCAGGGTGGTTTGTCGTAAATGGTCGACACGCGTTGGGGCGTTATGGGTGACTGTAACGGCAGATTTTGAGCAGGTGGTGAACTGATGCAGGATATACAGCAGGAAACACTGAATGAATGCACCCGTGCGGAGCAGTCGGCCAGCGTGGTGCTCTGGGAAATCGATCTGACAGAGGTCGGTGGAGAACGTTATTTTTTCTGTAATGAGCAGAACGAAAAAGGTGAGCCGGTCACCTGGCAGGGGCGACAGTATCAGGCGTATCCCATTCAGGGGAGTGGTTTTGAACTGAATGGCAAGGGCAGTGCTGCCCGTCCGACACTGACGGTTTCTAACCTGCACGGCATGGTCACCGGGATGGCGGAAGACCTGCAGAGTCTGGTCGGCGGAACGGTGGTCAGGCGTAAGGTTTACGCCCGTTTTCTGGATGCGGTGAACTTCGTCAACGGAAACAGTGACGCCGATCCGGAGCAGGAGGTGATCAGCCGCTGGCGCATTGAGCAGTGCAGCGAACTGAGCGCGGTGAGTGCCTCTTTTGTACTGTCCACGCCGACGGAAACGGACGGCGCTGTTTTTCCGGGACGTATCATGCTGGCCAACACCTGCACCTGGACCTATCGCGGTGATGAGTGCGGTTATCACGGTCCGGCTGTCGCGGATGAATATGACCAGCCGACGTCCGATATCACGAAGGATAAATGCAGCAAATGCCTGAGTGGCTGTAAGTTTCGCAATAACGTCTGCAACTTTGGCGGCTTCCTTTCCATTAACAAACTTTCGCAGTAATCCCATGACAGAGACAGAATCAGCGATTCTGGCGCACGCCCGGCGATGTGCGCCAGCGGAGTCGTGCGGCTTCGTGGTGAGAACGCCGGAGGGGGAAAGATATTTTCCCTGCGTGAATATCTCCGGTGAGCCGGAGGATTATTTCCGGATGGCTCCGGAGGACTGGCTGCAGGCAGAAATGCAGGGTGAGATTGTGGCGCTGGTCCACAGTCATCCCGGTGGTCTGCCCTGGCTGAGTGATGCTGACCGGCGGCTGCAGGTGCAGAGTGATTTGCCGTGGTGGCTGGTCTGCCGGGGGGCGATTCATAAGTTCCGCTGTGTGCCGCATCTCACCGGGCGGCGCTTTGAGCACGGGTCGACGGACTGTTACACGCTGTTCCGGGATGCTTATCATCTGGCGGGGATTGAGATGCCGGATTTTCATCGCGGGTATGACTGGTGGCGTAACGGTCAGAATCTCTATCTTGACAATATGGAGGCAACGGGTTTTTACCGTGTCGCACTGACAGAGGCGCAGCCGGGCGATGTGCTGCTGTGCTGTTTTGGTTCATCGGTGCCGAATCATGCCGCCATTTACTGTGGTGATGGCGAGCTGCTGCACCATATTCCTGAACAACTGAGCAAACGAGAGAGGTATACCGACAAATGGCAGCGACGCACACACTCCCTCTGGCGTCACCGGGCATGGCGCGCATCTGCCTTTACGGGGATTTGCAACGATTTGGCCGCCGCATCGACCTTCGTGTGAAAACGGGGGCTGAAGCCATCCGCGCACTGGCCACACAGCTCCCGGTGTTTCGTCAGAAACTGAGCGACGGCTGGTATCAGGTACGGATTGCCGGGCGGGACGTCAGCACGTCCGGGTTAACGGCGCAGTTACATGAGACTCTGCCTGATGGCGCTGTGATTCATATTGTTCCCAGAGTCGCCGGGGCCAAGTCAGGTGGCGTATTCCAGATTGTTCTGGGGGCTGCCGCCATTGCCGGATCATTCTTTACCGCCGGGGCCACCCTTGCAGCATGGGGGGCAGCCATTGGGGCCGGTGGTATGACCGGCATCCTGTTTTCTCTCGGTGCCAGTATGGTGCTCGGTGGTGTGGCGCAGATGCTGGCACCGAAAGCCAGAACTCCCCGTACACAGACAACGGATAACGGCAAACAGAACACCTATTTCTCCTCACTGGATAACATGGTTGCCCAGGGCAATGTTCTGCCGGTTCTGTACGGTGAAATGCGCGTGGGGTCGCGGGTGGTCTCTCAGGAGATCAGCACGGCAGACGAAGGGGATGGTGGTCAGGTTGTGGTGATTGGTCGCTGATGCAAAATGTTTTATGTGAAACCGCCTCCGGGCGGTTTTGTCGTTTATGGAGCGTGAGGAATGGGTAAAAGCAGCAGTAAGGGGCACACTCCGCGCGAAGCGAAGGACAACCTGAAGTCCACGCAGTTGCTGAGTGTGATCGATGCCATCAGCGAAGGGCCGGTTGAAGGTCCGGTGGATGGATTAAAAAGCGTGCTGCTGAACAGTACGCCGGTGCTGGACAGTGAGGGGAATACCAACATCGCCGGTGTCACGGTGGTGTTCCGGGCCGGTGAGCAGGAGCAGACTCCGCCGGAGGGATTTGAATCCTCCGGCTCCGAGACGGTGTTGGGTACGGAAGTGAAATACGACACGCCGATCACCCGGACCATCACGTCGGCAAACATTGACCGACTGCGTTTTACCTTCGGTGTGCAGGCACTGGTGGAAACCACCTCAAAGGGAGACCGGAATCCGTCGGAAGTCCGCCTGCTGGTTCAGATACAACGTAACGGTAGCTGGGTGACGGAAAAAGACATCACCATTAAGGGCAAAACCACCTCGCAGTATCTGGCCTCGGTGGTGGTGGATAACCTGCCGCCGCGCCCGTTTAATATCCGGATGCGCAGGACGACGCCGGACAGCACCACAGACCAGCTGCAGAACAAAACGCTCTGGTCGTCATACACCGAAATCATCGATGTGAAACAGTGCTACCCGAACACGGCACTGGTCGGCGTGCAGGTGGACTCGGAGCAGTTCGGCAGCCAGCAGGTGAGCCGTAATTATCATCTTCGCGGGCGTATTCTGCAGGTGCCGTCGAACTATAACCCGCAGACGCGGCAATACAGCGGTATCTGGGACGGAACGTTTAAGCCAGCATACAGCAATAACATGGCCTGGTGTCTGTGGGATATGCTGACCCATCCACGCTACGGCATGGGGAAACGTCTTGGTGCGGCGGATGTGGACAAATGGGCGCTGTATGTCATCGGCCAGTACTGCGACCAGTCAGTGCCGGACGGCTTTGGCGGCACGGAGCCGCGCATCACCTGTAATGCGTACCTGACCACACAGCGCAAGGCGTGGGATGTGCTCAGTGATTTCTGCTCGGCGATGCGCTGTATGCCGGTATGGAACGGGCAG